CGGGCCGGTGTCGATCTGATACGCCTGCCCGGCGGCTGTGCTGCCGAGGTAGTTCGGCGCGACGGTCATCGCGGTGTTACTCGTAACCGTCAGCACCTCGTACAGCCGCGCGTCCGGGCCGATGAATGTGTGACCGGGGAGCACTCCGCTCCCTTGAAAGGTTGTGCTTGCGCCAGTCACCGAAGCGCTGCCGTTCGTTACCGAGACGGTGCCGTTTCTTACCCAAGGCATGAGAAGCCCCCGCTATGTCCAGAGATCGTCGTCGGCAGGATCGGGAAGCGCGCCAGCGTTCACCGCGTCCTTGAGTTCTCGCGTCTTGACAGCAAGCGCGGTTGCGCGCGCGGTGATCGCCGCAAGCAATTCCCGGAGGTCTTCGGCAGTCATCGCCACCACCGCGTTGTCGGCGGTGATCCACTGCGACGGCTCGCCCGCCGCGACTGCCCGCGCCAGCGCGGCGGTGGACCTGTCGTCGGCTTGGAACCACCGGCCCTGAAACCGCACAAGCGCAGCGGTGCGCCGGTCCCGTTCGGCGGTGATGGTTGCATTCAGTTGTGCGGCGGAAGGCCGAAGATTGACGCGCATCCTAGGTGACCGTCACGATCATTGTGTGATCCCGGTAGGGCCACAAAACGAATTCCATTTCGTACCGACCGGCAAACTCGGCCGAGATGACAAGCTGCCCGTCTTCCAATGTCGTTGTGCTTCCAAACGCCTTGACCACAACACCCGGCGGCAGCGTGTACGATTGATCAACCCCCACCGATAGCTCCAAGGTCTCCGGCAGCGGAAAGGTAGGCCGGGCAACAACAGCTCCGGCCACCACGTAATGCGTATCACCACGCGCGGACTGGCCGACAACAACGCCCTCGCCGGGCTGCGGCTGCAAAGAAACGTGCGCCGCGTCGGAGCACCCGCCGGAACGCTTGATAAACCCGCCGCTCAAATCAAACACAGTGTATGGAGTCATCGCTTGAACTCAACAACAATAATGTTGGCAAATTGGCTTTGCTTTGTTTTTCTAAGAACATATCGCACTGTTCCAGACCTGCTATCTGTCGCGACTTTTTGAAGGCTACCAAAGAAACCCGTATAAGAATACACTGTAGACGAAGCTCCCTCTTGCCTTCCCCACTGGATAGGAGCGGTAATCGACGCCCCGCCGCCGCCTGAGGGAAATTGATTACCAGAGCCGTCAAACTCAACAATTTGCAAGGCGGCCCTTCGATAAATTTCTTGCGCCCCAACCTGATTGCTTTGAGTTCCGCTTCCATTACCAGCTGAATATGCAAAAATAATAGCTGCCGTTCCCGGCGTCCTGTTTGTGGTTACGCTAATTATTTCCTCGTTTACTGTTGGTGCCTCAACGTAATTTGTTCCGACAACCGAGAATTGCTCGGCGGTCCATATATTTGTGACTGCATTATTCTCGATTCGGGCTGTGTTGATCGCGGCGTCTTGAATGACAGCGTTTTGAATATAGGTGACGCCGCCGATCACTGTGAACGGGGTTGCGCCGTTGTCGCTCACCACGAACTGGTTCGCCTCGACGACAAACCGGGACGTGAACACCCCCGGCGGGCCTTCGGTCACGTCGATAGCCCACCCGGCCCGGCGGAATTGCGTGTCTCCGCCCGCCTGCACAAAGGCGGCGATCCGCGCCGCCACGCCAGACGGTGCGGCGACGGCCTCCAATTTGATCGCGCCGGACGCGGTGCCCGCGTTTGCCGTCGCTTGAACGGCGGTCAGGCTTGACGCCAGCGCACTATCTTGCGTTGCGCGGGCGACCTGTTCCGCAACCACAGAAGCCGTATTCGCATTGACGGCCACCGCAATGGCGTTCGTCTGCGTCGCGGTCTCCGAAGCTTCATCCCAATCGCGGCGGTAGGAGGTCAGGGCCTCCATGCTTAGCCGTGACTTCTCCAACGCATCCGCGCGAACCGCATTCAGCGCGTCCGAGTTGATGCGCGTCGAAATCGCGGCAAGCTCTGCGCCAAGCTGCGCAGCGCCCTGTCCGGCAGCTTCGGGGACAACGTAGTCCGCCGCCGTCAGCACCGAAACGTACGGCGTCCAGACGGTTACGCGAGTCGGGTCGGTGATGATCGTTGCCCGCGCCTCGTAATTCGTCCCGGCCAAAATGTTCGACGTGATCTTCGCTACGCCGGTTTCCGGGCTGCTACTGAGAAACGAAGAAGCAGCGGTCTGTCCCTGTTGTCGATACTCGATAACGACGCCGGTGATGGTTGTGTCGTTCGGCGGCGCCCAAGTCGCCACAATGGACGGCAGCTTTTGAAGGCCGGAGGTTTCCAGACCGGGCGAGAGGGCGAAGCCACTGACAGTCTGCGCCCGCGCTGGCGCGGCCGGAACGGCGGGCGGCGTGAGGACCACAGGCTGCGTAATGCCGCTATACGCCCCGGCCGCGATCTCGGACAGGGACAGCGTGATCGTGCGCTCCGCATTTCGCGTGCGCGCCATGATCCTATATGTCCGCGTCCCCAGCGCCGGGTGATTGAACGTAACCCAGTCGCCCGGTTCTAAAAGCAGGAAGCGATAGCTGACAGTGATTTCCGCTGTTGCTTGCCAGCCGCGCGTTTCATTCAACCGGATCGTCGCTACCCGGCGCGCTTGGAATCGCGACGGGATGTAGGGGAAATCGAAGCTACGCCCGCGTCGTTCTCCGTCCTCAGTTTCCCATCCGGGGACAGTGATCGGATCAAACGAGACTTCCTCGAAGCCTTGCGACGGATCAAGGAACGTCCCGAACGCCGCGTTCATAAGCTGATCGCGGGATCGCTTTGCCGACAGAACCACCGGCGCTTCGCGCACAAGGTCCGCCGTGGTGAGCGCCGCCACCGTTGTTTGCGCCGCCCCGGCGACGATTGAGAACTGACCCGCCCTCTCGTACGAGAACCCGGCGCACGCATCCGCGAACACGCCGCAGATAACCCTGTGCTCTTGGTCGGCAGTGGCAATTGCCGATACTCGATACCGGCGGACGCTCTGCCCGCCCTCGGTAAGGGTCTCGTCGCAGATGTTCGCGGCGGCAGTGTATTGATTGGTTACGAGGTCGGTGGCGTTTGCACCCATACCAACAAGCAATTGACCGGCCCGGTAGAAACCCCGCCGGTAGTTGTAATCGCAGACAGCCGGGTTATCGCTCCATTCCCACGTCGCCGGGTTATCCCATCGGTGAGCGCCGGACCCGCCCGCCGTGGTATCCTTCCGCCAATCGTACAGACGCGCGCCGCGGAACTCGAACAGGCATTCGGGAATGCCCCCGGAAAACTTGTCTTCATCGTACGAAAGCGTCAGGGACACATAGCAGATACCGCGAAGGCGGTCCGCCGTCGTCCATCGTCCGTCAGGATTGTCGTTCGCGATTAGCTCCGCGTCGGCGCTTTGGTCAAAGCGGCCATCGAAAAAGCGGATGACAAAATCGCCGCCGAAGTCCTGTACCGTAAATCGCGCGTGCTCGGTGTTGCCGCCGGGGATCGAGACCGGCGTCAGGGTCTTGCGAACGCCATCGATCCAGACGGCTTGCAGGCCGTCGCATTGCCAGTCTGCCAGAAGATAGACAAGCTGCAAGAACTTGCGCGAATTGCCGTAGCTGTTCTGATACGCCATGCGCCCGGCGCTGGCGACGACACCGAACGGAATGCGCCGGGGTTGCGCCCCGGTAATCGTGGCGCTGGTTTCGACACCCCGGACTTGCGACTGCCGTCCGCTCCCGAACAGAGCGTTTACGCCATAGGACAGGCCAAGCGACAGCCCGACATTGACGACCGCGCCGACGGCAATCGCGCTGACGCCGCCAAGCCCAAGCGCGCCTGCGACGAACGCACCGACCCCTGCAAAGACCGCTGGCATTAGCGCACCTTGAACGCGCGGACGATCCGATCACGCGACACGTGATCGATCCCGGTTTCGGCTTTGACCACGAACCACGGCCCCACGCATACAGCCGCCGCAAGCCCGTCCGGCGTGTCCACAATGCCGATATCCCCGCGCCCTGCCATCGCCACCGGCGTTTCTGGGAGGCGCGCAGCCAAGGCGTCGGCGACGCTGGCAAAGCCGCGCTGCGCCAAAGCCTTCGCCGCGCCCGCCTTGCTGCGGTACATCACATCTGGATAAGGCCGCTCGCCGGTAAGCGCCTCGATCACGTCTGCCGCCATAGTCCAACAATCCGATTTGCCATAGACAAGCGGCAGGACGCGGTGCCGCTCCACCGCCGCGATCAACATGTCAGGCCAGTTGTCGCCGGTCATGTTAACGTCCGCTTGCGCGTCACATCGGCGCGCAAAGCCCGGACTGCCGATTCCGGAGCCTTGCGCCCCCAGTAGACAGTTTGCTTGCCCGAAATCCCGGACAAAAACAGGCCCGTATCCGTCGAATCCAAGGCGCGCTGATCCGCATCGGATTGCTCGCGATGCCCTGTGATAGTGTAATCTCGCGAGCGGCTTTCGAGGCGCGCCTCCAGCGTGTAGGTTTCCCCGTCGTCGCGATGCGTGATTTGATCGATGCGACCGGAGTAGATCGGTTCGACGGCGATAAGCCCGCCTGTCGCCATGTCCATGTGCGCGATCGACAGCACCGCCGGGCGCTGATGATACCCCTGAGCCTCGATGCTCGCCAGCGCGTCGCCAGAAAGGAACTGGACCGGGATCGCGCGAAGGCGGATCACGCAAGAGACCGACGACAGTTCTCCGTTCTCCTCGAATGAGTCCATCTCCAAAACGGACCCCCACCCATTGAAGGTGACGCCGCCGTGAGTGATTGTGTCGTTCCCTTGCCAGAACCCTACCGATCCGGATGCGAGGTCCATGCGCACCATCAAGCGCTCGGATGAAGCGCCCGCCTGAATGTTTGCGAGCGCGGTCGCGTCAAGCGTGCGCATCAATAGCCCCGCTGAATCGCCGAAAACGATGCGGTCGAAAAGTCGATCTGCGTCTCGCAGTCCCAACTGTCTGGCGTGACAACCGCCTCGAACGTGGGATTGGCAACCGTTACTGTCACAAGGTTGCCGGCCGGGAACAACGTAGACCGGACAAACGGGGTCACTTGAATTTGCGTGATCTGGCCAGCGCCGCTTGCCGTCTGCGCCTCGATGATCCGATGCAAAGATACACGACTCTGATACGACAGGCCGATGTAATCTCCCGCAGCCAGAACAAAGCCGGCTGGCAACGAAAAACCGGTCGCGCCGAAGGTCAACAGGTCGTTGGTTGCGCCGAACGCATTGAGCCTCGACGTGCCGTCAAACGCTCCGCCTCCCGCCCGCGTCAGTCCCGCGAACCCCTTGGGGTAAGCGGCGGGGAACGCTCCGCCGGGCGGGACGGCAAGGAAGGTTCTTATGCCGCCTGCAAGGCTTTCCCACCAAGCTTCGGCCGCGCGCGTTTGAGCGCGGGTCAGTGGCACGCTCGTATAGCTGACTGTCCATCGCGGCTCGCCGACTTCGACGCGCTCGACCTGCCCGCCGCGCAACGGGTTGCCGACGACCATTCGCTCAAGCGTGATGGTCCCCGACCGTAAATTGAACGGTGGCATTCCGCGCGGGAAAGTGACCGGCATTAGATCATCCCTCGCTGCCGCGCACCGCGCACGGTCGCGGGGACCATGGCCAGCGTCTGCCGTTGGTGGTCCGCCAAGATCGCGCGGAATTGCGCTTCGCTCAAATTGGAGCCGCGCGCGTCGATGTTGTAGACCGTCCCGCCGCCGTCGCCGAACGCTTCGTTCGGATACACAGTGAGCGGAGAACTTCCGGCCGCAACCAACTCCGGACCACGCTCGCCCACAAGGCCGAACTGCCCGCGCGGGATCGTGCCGCCGCTGGCGAAACCACCAGCAAACAACCCTCGGATGCCAGACACCAAAGCGCCGAACGGCGACGTCCCGCCGTCTTGCGGCTTCATAAAAGCCATCGCAAATGCTTGCTGTAACCCGGCGGATGCCATTTGCCGCGCAAGGTCCTTGAGCACGTCGCCGAATTTCTCCCCGCCGATGGCCAAGCGCTCAAATGCGTCCGCCGCCGTGTAGCTAAAATCCTGCATTGCGTAATCGACGTCGGTCAAGCCGTCGTTCATTTTATAAAGCTCGGTGGTGTTGTCGCCGATCCGATCTTGCAGCTTTTTAAAACCTTCCTCGGCTGGCGGAAGCACGGTGTTTACCGCCTGCCCTAGGTCTCTTACGGCGTCCTGAATCGGCTTGATGCGCGGCAACGGCGCTTCACCGCCGAAGCCGCCGCCGGTGGAATAGGTGATGACCGGCGCGCGATCACGCATCCCCGGAGATACAGCCGACCGGCTCGGCGCGCCTTCAATGGCTTCGCGCCGCTTGCGCAACAGGTATTCCGCGCGCCCTTCAAAGCCTTCGGGAACCGATGGCCGCAGAAAAGCGTCCGCAAGAAACGCGCGCAACCGTATGGAGACAACCTCAAGGGTCTGTGTCCATTTGCGGTCGAATTCATCGGCGGCCTGGATAAGTTTTTCGTCCACAACCGCCGACGCCGAAACAGCGGCTTGGGCAAATTCGTTCAGGCCCTGCTTGCCGCCGCTCAGCGCCTCAAGGTACTTCGACGCGCCCCGGCCGAAGACGTCTTGCGCAATGTTCATACGCTCTTGCGCGTCCTTGGAGTTCTTGAGGACTTCCGCAAAATCGGCGAACAGCTCATTGACCGACTTCTGTTCGCCGCGCGCATTGGTGAGGCTCACACCAAAGCGGTCGAAGATATCTTTGAGCGCGCCGGTGCCACGCTGCGCATCTCCGACCTGATTGACGAAGCGGTCCATCGCCGCATTGAATTCATCCGCAACGACGCCCGTAGAGGCGAAGGCAAACTGCAACTTCTGGATTTGATCGGTGGTGAGGCCCAGCGCGGCGGCGCGGTCGCCGATATCGCCAATGGTGGTGATTGCCGACCGGAGTTGCGCAACGGCTGTGCTAAGGCCGCCCGCAGCAAGCCCACCTGCCAGCGCCGCGCCGAACCCGCTTATCTTCCGGTCGATCCCTTGAAGAACGCCCGCAAGGCCCGTTGCCTCTCGCTTGACGTTGGAGACGCCCCGCTCGAACGCGGCGCTGTCAAGCCCGAGCGTTACTCGGAGAGAACCAACAGTCGCCTGCATAGATCACCCCTTGGCGTTCAGCCGCGCGTGCCAACGCATTGCGGCGGCGAGCATGTCATCCGGCGTCTGGCTTTTCTTGCGCTTGGAGGGGATAAGCGTTTCCAGCTTCGGCATTTTCTTCACGCGGGAAAGCGCGGCGGCGTGCCATGCGGTCCATGCGGCAAGCTGTTGCTCCCGCTCAAAACGGCGGCGCGCGCCCTCCATGCACGCCGCGATTTCGCGCGGCGTCAGACCCCAGAAGTGCGCCGGGTCAAAACCCGCCGCGCACCATTCGGTGAGTTGCGTCAGGAACCGGCCGCCGCCGTGGGAGGGTTTTCACCGCCCTCCACTGACATCGCCGCGCCTAGCGCGCCCGCCACAAGCTCGACTGCGGCCTTGACACCCACAGCGTCCAAGATCACTCCGGCGTCCTTGACGTCCTTAACCTCGGGATGGTGATCTTGCAGGCCGGCCCAGACAAACAGCCGAACCGTGGTCAGTCGATTGAGGTCAAGATCGGACACAGCCGAGCCGGTCGCGTCTTCGATTGCGCAAAGCGCATTCATGGAGAAGCACAGCCGGTACGTTTTCCCGGACGCCTCAAACTTCACTTCTGTCGGCTTCATTACGTGGCCAGCCCAATCGTCTTCGAGCCGGTCACCTTCATCGTGAAGCTCGCAGTCATTTTGTCATCGATGGGGGCCGACGGCGTGTAGTTGGTTGCAATGCCGTCGAAGACCCACTGCCACGAATTCGGCCACGTGATCCGCACGCGGACCACTTCCCCGGACGCATTGATTTCCTCCAGGAACACGTCGGTTGCGTTCCCGGGGATGAAGTTCAAATCGAACTGGCATTCACCCGGATCGATCAGGCCCACCACGAATTCGCGCGTCCGATCCGGCGAGCCGTAGTGCGTGACATCGATGATGTCCACATTCGACGACGGCGGAGTCGGGAGGTTCGACACCTCCGCAAGCGTGGTGTAATTCAGGCCGCCGTCTCGCGAGATCGCGAGTAGCGTGCCATAGCCAA